AATTGGACGTAGTTTCTTAGAAAAAATTGCAGGTTTAACTGATGAAGAATTAGCATCCTCTACCCACACTACAGATCAACAACTTGAGAAATTATACACGTCAGGTTTTAATAGAAGTGGTGATGCTGAAGGTTTAGATTACTGGAAAGGTAGACTAGCATCAGGTGAAATGGACATCAGAGATGTTGCAGATTCATTTAGTCAAAGTGAAGAAGCTAGTTATCGTAGTGGATTCCACGATGAATATGGTAGAGAAGCTGATGAATCTGGTCTTGTATATTGGATGTCTGAAGGTGCTATAAAAGATGGTACACTAGCAGATATGCAGAAATTAGATGCAGATGGTGACGGTAAAGCTGATTGGACACAGACTGATTCGAGTGGTGACTTTACTAGAATACTTCAACACACTGGAGACGCTAACGAACAGAAGGAAACTACTGTTAGGAATATGCTCTCCGAACAATTAGGTTTGCATTCTACTCAAGACCAACGTGATAAAGATAGTACATTAGCTGGAGCATTCACTTCACCTAACGCAGATATGGTACAAAGAATGATGGGTACCTCAGATCTTGGTGCACAAGAAATTGCTGATAAAGTTAAGATGCAAAATGCAGCTAAAAATATGGGTGATTATGGTGGCGGTATTAATGATGTTGGTCCTGATGGCCAGTCTCAAGCTACTGGTATCCATAGAATTTTACAAGGTGCTGAGATGGGAGCTGCTGTAGACATAGGGGATGGTACTAAGAAATGGATGACAGATACTGATAGATTAGCTATGGGTGCTGAAGATTACACACCTAAAGTTGAGTACAACGAAGACGGTACAATCAAAAGTGAGTCTAACGTATGGGGTTTATTGAAATCAGGTACTCAAGATTATGACCCTCCTTTCCCTGATGGTCCTGATGGTCCTGATGGTCCTGATGGTCCTGATGGTCCTGATGGTCCTGAGGATGAACCTGATTTTGAACCTGATGATGAACCTGATGGTAAACCTACTATAGATAAAAAGACAACTGACCATGAATATATGCCTGAACTTACATCTGATGTAAAAGATACTAGTTCATATGGAGATAGTTTAGCAGCTTTTGATAATGCAGCTAAAAATATAGACACACCTGGCCCTGATATGTTTATCCGTAGCGCACAGACTATGGGTGTAGGTGGTTCAGCTGAAGGTGTGAGATTAAAGAGATCGAAGAAATTTAAAACAGGTGAATCTGCACTAGGCACAACCCAACTAGGTAGAAAATTACAAATACAATCCCTTAATATATAATGTCAGCTAAAACTAGATATGACAGTTTATCAACCAATCGTTCCCAGTTTTTAAACATAGCGGAAGAGGCATCAAAGCTAACAATACCGTATCTAATTCGTGGAGAAGAGGAAAACCATAAAAGTGCTAAGTCATTGTCAACACCGTGGCAATCAGTTGGAGCTAAAGGAGTAGTTACTTTAGCAGCTAAATTACAACTCGCACTCGTACCAGTTAATACAAGTTTCTTTAAGCTACAAGTTAACGATGGTATGCTAGGTAAAGTAGAACCTCAAGTTAAAACTGAATTAGATTTATCCTTTGCTAAGATAGAAAGAACCATAATGGATTCTATCTCAGCATCAGATGATCGTGTTATCATACATCAAGCTCTTAAGCATTTGGTGGTAGCAGGTAACGCATTAATCTTTATGGGTAAAGACGGGTTAAAGTTATTCCCCTTACATCGTTATGTATTAGAACGAGATGGCAACGGTAATGTGATTGAAATTGTTACCAAAGAAAAAATTAGCAAAAAATTATTACCAGATTTTGAAGATGAATTAACTACTCAGCCTAATGAACCTGGAGAAGAGAGCGAGGACGTGGATGTATATACACACGTCAAGCGTGATAACAATAGATTCTTATGGCATCAAGAGGTAAACGATAAAGTTATACCTAGGTCCATGAGTAAAGCACCACTTGATTCAACACCATGGTTACCTCTAAGGTTTAACACTTTAGATGGAGAACCGTATGGACGTGGTAGAGTGGAAGAGTTTATGGGTGATCTTAAATCACTTGAAGCTTTGTCACAAGCTATCACTGAAGGAAGTGCAGCCGCTGCTAAGGTAGTGTTTGTCGTATCACCTTCTAGCACAACTAAACCACAAACCCTAGCGGCAGCTGGTAACGGTGCTATTGTACAAGGTAGACCTGATGATATAGGTGTAGTCCAAGTAGGTAAACAAGCTGACTTTGCCACGGCATATCAGATGATACAAACTTTGGAGAAGAGATTATCCGAAGCATTTCTTATACTATCAGTACGTCAATCAGAACGTACTACAGCAGAAGAAGTTAGGATGACTCAAATGGAACTAGAACAACAGTTAGGTGGACTATTCAGTGTACTTACTGTAGAGTTTTTAGTACCATATCTTAATAGAAAACTAAATGTTTTTCAAAAAACTGGAGAAATACCTAAGTTACCCAAGGGTATAATACAACCTACTATTGTAGCTGGTGTTAATGCATTAGGTAGAGGTCAAGATCGTGAGAGTCTTGGACAATTCCTTACAATGATCTCACAAACTATGGGACCAGAGGCTACTCAGCAATATATAAACCCTGAGGAAGTTATCAAACGACTTGCAGTTGCACAAGGTATAGATATACTTAACCTTGTAAGAGGTATGCAAGAGGTTCAACAAGAACAACAGCAAGCAGTTCAACAGGAACAACAAGTTGATCTAGCTAAAGCTCAGATGGGATCACCAATGATGGACCCAAGTAAAAACCCCGCACTATTAGGAGGACAAATTGGAGAAGGCCAAGCCATCCCGCCCACGGAAGGTCAAACGTAAAGTCACTGAACCACCTACAGAGGCACCAAAAGAAAATAAATATGCACCGAAAATGAAAGTCGGTAAACCAACTATTAAAGCACCTGGTACTAATGAAGTAACCACAGTTGGATTAGGAAACCTTACAGTAATCACCCAGAATGGCAACACTAACGTATGATGCTAATGAGCAGGCAGAAGGAGAGTTAACTGCTGACGAACAAGACTCACTAAAAGTAGGTGAAGCTTTAGAAGAGCAGGAAGGTAAAAAATTAGCTGGTAAATTTGAAGATGCGGAAGCTCTTGAAAAGGCTTACATTGAACTTCAAAGCAAACTTGGAGAACCTAAAGAAAAGGAAGCTCCAGTTAAAGAAGAGAAAACGGAAGCTAAAGAAGAAGTTAAAGAAACAAAAGAAGAAGAAGAAAAACCTGACTACTCTAATTTCTTAGAAGATCTTTGGTCTGAATCACAGAATGAAAAGTACTCGGATGAGATACTAGATAAATTAAATGATCTTAAACCTGGTGATGTAGCACAGTTGTATTTAGATTACCGTTCTAATTCTAAAGAGACTAAACAAGAACTTACATCTGAGCAAGCTACAGATCTTCAGAAATCAGTAGGAGGAGAAAAGAAATATAATGAGATGCTCAAGTGGGCATCAAATAATTTCAATGAAGAAGAGATTACTCGTTATGATAAAGTGATGGAATCAGGTAATCCTGATGCTGCATACTTTGCCGTACAAGCATTAGCTTCTAAGTACAATGATGGTATAGGAGTTGATGGACAACTGTTAACTGGTAAACCATCAGCACCTAAAGGTGATACTTTCCGAAGCCAAGCTGAAGTAGTAAGAGCCATGAGTGATCCAAAGTACGATGCTGACCCTGCTTATCGTCAGGATATATACGATAAACTAGAACGTTCTAACTTACAATTTTAATCATGCCTAGAGTTAAAGTAAAAAAACCACCAGTTAAAAAAGTAAAATCTAAAGGATACTAATTATGGGAATGGCATACAATCCAGATCAAAGAGCTAATGATTTCCAAGTCAAGTATGTAGTGAAAACTTCAGGAGATCGTTGGTTTATACCTTACAATGATTCTGATACAACAGCAAACCAAGTTACTCAGTGTAATAAAATAGCTGGTCATACAGCTGACGACAGTGATGTAGCTAGTGAACAAGTAGCATCATAGAGATAGTCGTGGCGACCTGACAGTTCATCATCGCCATTAATCTACCTCTTAATGTAATGACAACAATCACCGAATACGGTAAGCAAAACATCTTTGCAAAGGAAACACCCCCAAGATTAATGAACGAAAAAGAATCAGACTTTATCCTAGAACAAGCTGAAAGACTAAACGGTCAAGCAGCAATGCTTGGATTCGTCGCTGCTCTAGGAGCATACATAACCACTGGGCAAATCATTCCCGGTATATTTTAAATTTATAAATGACTACAGCCACATTAACCAAACCATTTGACAACTGGCAGCGTTTCTGTGACTGGGTTACGAGCACAAACAATCGTCTCTACTTGGGATGGTTTGGTGTTCTCATGATCCCTGCACTATTAACCGCTGCAACAGCATTTATCATAGCTTTCATAGCTGCACCACCAGTTGACATAGATGGTATACGTGAACCTGTATCAGGCTCTCTTCTCTATGGAAACAACATCATCTCTGGGGCAATCGTCCCGTCATCAAACGCAATCGGTCTTCACTTCTACCCAATCTGGGAAGCTGCAACCCTCGACGAGTGGTTGTATAACGGTGGACCATATCAACTCATTGTATTCCACTTTCTCATCGGTATCTCAGCTTACTTGGGACGACAATGGGAACTTAGTTATCGGCTCGGAATGAGGCCGTGGATATGTGTAGCTTATTCAGCACCTGTTGCTGCATCCTTCGCAGTCTTCCTTGTATACCCATTCGGTCAGGGGAGTTTCAGTGATGGTATGCCTCTTGGTATTTCAGGGACTTTCAATTTTATGTTTGTCTTTCAGGCAGAGCACAATATCCTTATGCATCCGTTCCATATGCTCGGTGTTGCAGGGGTATTCGGTGGAGCTTTATTCGCTGCTATGCATGGAAGTCTTGTTACATCTTCGCTTATCCGTGAAACGACTGGCTTAGATTCACAAAATTATG